TAAGGGGCTCTCTTTAGATTCGCATGTTTGGGTTAAAAAACAATCACGCTCACCGTTTGCGCGAAGTTCATATGAATGTACGATTAAGGTTTTCATTACTGCAAAGCCTCCAACATTCTCTCTACTTTCTTACGCGCCACTTCCAAGGCTTCGCCTTCCAATTCTCTAACAACTTCAGATAAATAGCGGTTAGAACGTCTGTTGTAATTGCAATCCACGCCCCACAATGATGCAGCGTTATCGTGTATTTCAATGCCGTTTTTTGAAACAGAGATAACTACGCCTACATAGAGCCATTCGTCGTTTTGCCACTGTTTGATTTTCAAGGGTGAATAACAGTCAGAATCAAAGGGCGTCGAATCTTGGTCAAATTCTAATGTTGCAGTTAAATTGAACCCGTCAACCTGCCATGTAACAGAGTCACCTACACATGCGTACGAGTTGAACTTAGGTATTTTTGAGGCTTTCATGGTATGCCCTTAGAAGTTAGAAGCGTAAACAAAACCCGTGGGCGTCTCGCCACAGATTGACGTATTGCTTTCAAGGTAAGCGCGAACGGCTTCGCTCTTTTCCTCGTCGTCATCACAGTCTGATAGGTCAATGCTATAAGACGACGCTATTGATTCAGCGCTATCTTCACTGTAATCGCAGCACAGAGCAATAACGTCGAGCTCTATCTCTTCACCGGTGTCGTCTTCCAAGGATTCAAGGTAATCAAACAGGACGTTTAAGCCCTCATAGGAGAAGTTATCGGGGCGTGCCCGTTCAAACGCACGGTGAAAATCATATGATGAAACTGTTGACTTCATTAAATACTCCAAAAATCTACAGTCACGCTGTAGAACCGCCGCCAGGGAAACCGACTAGAACCTTAGTTCTTGCGTATGATTATAGGGCTTTTTATCCTACTGTCAACAACTTTTTAGCAAAAATGCAAAATAAATTTGTAAAGACGGGTTTTTGCGTTTATTATGCGGCCCATTGCATCGTGCATGGTTTATCGGGTTTGCGCCGGATTGACCGACTCCAAACGTAACCCAGATCATGTGCTGGGTTTTTGCTTTACGGGTTTGCAGGACGGCTAAGATCAGGACGGCTAATCTCAGGACGGCTAATCTCAGGACAGCGAAGATCAGGACGGCGAAGATCATGGGGGGGATGTCAAAGTCCACCAGGGCGATGCCCCCGAAACCACTACGTCCCTCATTTAGATATAATAGCCCCTCTACTGGCTAATCAAATGGTAGATTTAGTTAATCAAATCAATGAAATTGCAGCGACTTGGCACAAGACTTGCCGTGCTGGATACCCGAAGGCTCCCGGTTCTTGAAACCAAGGCCGGAACGGCACCGAGAACCCGAGGCGAAGCATGGATGAAGACGCGGCGGCAAGTGCTGCTGCGAGATGGGTTTGCGTGTGTGGATTGCGGGCACATATCTATGTCGAATCAGATCGACCACGACACGCCTCTTGAGCAGGGTGGTACTGACCACCTAACAAATTTAAAAGTCCGCTGTGAACCGTGCCACAAGGCCAAGACAGCGGCAGAAACCAAAGCCAGATACGGCAAATAAGGAACAAACATGGCAGGCAAACCCGGCAAGTCTGGTGGCGTTCGCCCCGGCGCCGGGCGCAAACCCGCCGATGCGGTAAAGTTGAGCGTCCCTGTGCCCGTCACGGAGAGCTTGGCGCACAAAGACCCGAAGATTTTCCTAATGGCGCTGATGAACGACCTTGAGGCCGACATCAAGATTCGCGCCGACGCGGCCAAGTCTCTGCTGCCGTTCATGCACGCCAAGATAGAAGCTGGTGTGAAGGACGCCAAGGCTGATGCGGCTAAGAAAGCAGGGACTGGTAAGTTTGGCGCGGCACCACCGCCTTTGCGTGTGATAAATGGCCGCTGAATGGTCTACGGCCTGTCTGGATTGGGCTGAACGCCTACCCGCAGGCAAATCAATCATCCCGCCGCCAATATTCCCAGAGCAAGCTGAACAGGCTTTGGCTGTGTTCAAGGCGCTCAAGATCGTGGATGCGCCTGGTAGCCCAACGTTTGGCGAATCATGCGCCCCGTGGGTGTTTGATTTTGTGCGCTGCATCTTTGGCGCTTACGACCCGGACAGCGGTCGCAGGCTGATCACAGAGTTTTTCTTGTGCATACCCAAGAAAAACTCAAAAAGTACCATCGCAGCGGGGATCATGCTGACTGCGTTGGTGCTGAACTGGCGGCAGTCGGCCGAGTTCGCGGTACTCGCCCCTACGGTGGAGGTTGCCAACAACGCCTACGCGCCAGCACGAGACATGGTGCAGCAGGACGATGAACTTGATGCGTTGTTGCATGTGCAAACGCACATTAAGTCAATCACCCATCGAGGAAGCGGTGCCGTACTCAAGGTACTGGCCGCTGATAGCAACACGGTAGGCGGCAAAAAGTCAGTCGGCACGCTGATTGACGAATTGCACCTGTTCGGCAAGGTCGCCAGTGCGGAGAACATGCTACGTGAAGCCCTTGGTGGCCTCGCCTCGCGGCCCGAAGGCTTCGTGATCTACCTGACCACGCAGTCTGACGAGCCGCCTGCGGGCGTGTTCCTGCAAAAGTTGAATTACGCCCGCGATGTGCGGGACGGAAAGATTCATGATCCCGGCTTTGTGCCTGTGATCTTTGAACACCCGCCCGCAATGGTGGAGTCAGGCGCCTGCCTGCTGCTGGAAAACATTCCTATGGTGAACCCGAACATGGGGTTTTCTGTAGACGAAGCGTTTATCGCCCGCGAGTTCAAGAAAGCCGAAGCATCTGGCCCTGAGTCATTCCGGGGCTTCCTCGCCAAGCACGCCAACGTCGAGCTCGGTATGAATCTGCGATCTGACCGTTGGGCTGGTGCTGACTTTTGGGAGCAGCAAGGAAAAGCCAAGGGCATGAGCCTTGACGACCTGATCCAGCGAAGCGAAGTTATCGACATCGGCATCGACGGCGGGGGCCTTGACGACTTGCTTGGGCTGGCCGTGGTGGGCCGCGACAAAGACACACGCCAGTGGTTACTGTGGTGCAGAGCCTGGGCGCACCCTAGCGTGCTGGAACGCCGTAAAGACATCTCGTCTCGCCTGCGCGACTTCGCTAAAGACGGTGACCTTGGCTTGGTGAAGATGATTGGTGATGACGTGCTAGAAGTCGCAGAAATATGCGCACAGATTTATGACAGTGGAAATCTGGACAAGATTGGCGTTGACCCCTCTGGGCTAGGCGGCATCTTGGACGCGCTGCTGCAAGCGGAAATACCTGAAGACCGAATGATTGCGGTGACACAGGGCTGGAAAATGACAGGAGCCATCAAGACAGCAGAGCGCAAGCTAGCCGAAGGCGTCCTGATCCACGCCGCGCAACCCATGATGGCATGGTGCGCAGGTAACGCAAAGATAGAGCCACGCGGAAATGCGGTAATCATTACCAAGCAAGCCGCTGGCAGCGCAAAGATTGACCCACTAATGGCAATGTTCAATGCAGTAACGCTGATGAGCATGAACCCTGAAACAACAAATATCACGCAAGGCTTCGTTTTACTTTGAAATTAATCGACTCAATTGCCGCACGCTTTGGCTATGGCAAGGTCGAAGCACGTCCGCAAAACGTGACTTACAGCGAAGCCGTCATGGAATCGTTTGGCGTTGGCGCAAGTTCCAGCGCTGGGATGACCGTTACAGCTGTGTCTGCAATGCGTGTCGCAGCCGTGTTTGCCTGTGTCCAGAAGATAGCAGGCGCGATTGCGACTCTGCCATTGTATGTTTACCGCACAGATGGCGATGTCAAGGCAAGACTACCCAAGGATGATCTCTGGTACAAGCTCAATGAGTCTCCATCCCCGATGTGGACAGCCGCAAGCCATTGGGAAAGCGTCAGTGCAAACCAGTTGCTACGCGGTGACAGCTACGCACTTCCAAGCTACAGCAACAACGGCACGCTCTTAAGCATTCTGCCTTTGCCGTGGGGCATCGTTAGCCCAATCCGAAACCCGGATGGGCACACCCGCTACTACCTCAACCTCGTTGAGTTCGGCATGGGTCAGAAGTGGGTGGAGCCGTCCGAGATTCTGCATTTTCCTGGCTTCGGCTTCAACGGCCTGCACAGCATGTCTGTGATCAGCTACGCTGCACGCAATGCCGTTGGCAACGCGCTTGCAATGGATGACTACAGCGGCAAGTTCTTTGCCAACGGTGCGCACCCAAGCTCGGTTATCAAGGCCGCTGGCAAGATGAACCCTGAGCAGATCGCAGCACTGCAAGCCGCCTTCGCCGCCAAGTATTCTGGCCTCGACAACGCCCACCGCTTACCGATGGTGCTGACCGAAGGTCTGGACATGAAGGAAGTCAGCATCAACGCGCAAGACGCGCAGTTGCTGGAGGCCCGAAAGTTTCAAGTGATCGATATTGCCCGGGCCTTTGGCGTACCGCCACACATGATCGGTGAAACCAGCGCTAGCACCAGTTGGGGAAGCGGCATTGAGTCCATGTCACGCGGGTTTGTCACTTACACCCTGCAACCGCACCTTGTACGCATAGAGCAAGAGTTAAACCGAAAACTGTTCCCCCGCAATACGGGCAAGTTTGTGCAGTTTGACCGGGATGCCCTTATAGAAGGTGACAGCGCAGCCCAAGCCGCATACAACCGAGCCGCTTTGGGCGGGCCGGGTACCGGCCAAGGCTGGATGACCTTGAACGAAGTGCGTAAGTCAAAAGGCATGGCCCCGGTGGCCGGTGGCGACAAGATTTTCGATCCGCGTGACGTTCAGGCGGCACCTGCACCAAAAAAGGAGGCACCAGCCCCATGAACCAATTTATCAAACTCCACCTTGACAACCTGGCGCGCGAAAAGCGCCCGGTCAATCTGGTGACAAACGCCGACAGCGCCAGCCTGTACATCTATGACGTGATCAGTGCCGATTGGGGTATCGGAGCCCTATCTGTACTGGACGCCATTGAGCAGGCCGGTACCGCATCTATTTTGAACATCTACATCAACAGCCCCGGTGGTGACGTTTTTGAAAGCCGTGCAATCATGGCCGCAATCGACCGTTTCCCAGGCA